GTCAACCACCGCCTTGCGCGCAACAAGTCCGCAGGAAGATCCGACGCGCTCAAACTGATAGACGAATGGCGGGCCGACATATACCGCGCGGTGCGCGTCCTGATCGGTCAGGATCAGCGCCTGCCCCTGCGTCCGCACGCCAGCCATGATCTGGCCGGACGTCTGAAGCTGGTTGTCGCCCGCTTGGTTGGTGCTGGCCGCCGCCCAAAGCGTGTTGTCCTCAAAGTCAGACCACGCGACCTTGCGTGGATCGCCGCCCGCGCCAAGGGCAAACACAAATCGCTCCTCGGTCACCAACACGCCGAGGTTGTCCGTCGGCGCATTCGCAATAACCGCAGCGGGCGTGCCGGTGCTTAATTGCCACTCATAGAGCTTGCCGTCCGTGGACGAGCACGCGACCAGATACTGGCCCCACGTGTCCATCGACCACGTCGTCGCCTCCGAATAGTTCCCGGTATCTGCGCGCGCTTGGCCGTAGAAGCCTGTGCCGTACAGCCCACCCCCGTATCCCGTGTTGACCGCCGCATCCTCAAGGCCAGCCGTAAAGCCTGCTGGCGTGATGTCGTATGTCGTGCCGTTGGGGGTGCTGACGTGCAGATTTTCAAACGTACCCGCAGCAATCCACCGGGTCGCCGCATTGTCCTCCCATGCCAGCATGCCGCGCGGCGCTGCCGCGTAAACGACAGAACCGAAACGGTCGGCCCAGCCGCCGATGGGCCGCAGGGATCCGTCACGCCACCGCACAAGGCTGCCCTCACGCCACCGGCCCTCGCTTTCGAGGTCGGTGCCGTGGTAGCGAAACCCCGGCGGGGGTGAGAGTTGAACAAGGGGCATTCAATTACTCCGGCGCGACGGGCCAATTAATGTTTTCGGGAAAGCCCGCTTGTGCTGGCACATCCCGCAAAGCCTGCCGATAGGTGGCCCATGCTGCTTGGTCAACAAGTGCGTCTGCCACTTGTGTCCAATCTGACTGGCTTAGCAAAACATCGCGCTGATTGCGGGCTTGAGTGGCGAGGGCGGTGAGGTCGGGCTTGCCGATCTTGATAATCATGCGCCTACTCCATCAGTCAGGTCTGCTTCGGCAACTTCCCATAGGTCACGAGTGCTACGGTCTGTAGGAATTTCCGATACGTCAACGATCTTGTAGGGCAACCCTGTTGGCACGTCCTTAGCGGCGATCTGCTCAACCGTAAGGCCGCTGTCTGGCGCAGGAATAATCACCGATACAGTGCCGTCTGCGGTCTTGTAAATGATGCGTTTATCCATTGGGTGTCCTTACCTAAAGACTGCTATGTCAATCTGCTGAAAGTCTGCAAAAAACCCAGTGGTGTTGGCTGCACCACTATATATTCTGAACTGAGATGTGGTTTTTAGCAAGGCAGCGGTGTTATAACCACCGCGAATACCTACCCCACCCTTTGTGCCATCACTCGCTAGGGGGCTGCTCGAAGTAATAACATAATTCGCGTCCTCTATAGCAGTCGTAAAGTTTACAGTGTAGTCCCCGATCCCGTTATCCGTGATGCTGGAGACATTCCCACTTGCACGAATTGCCACGGTGCCAGTACCGTTGAAATTCACCCATGCGCGGCAAGCGTAGACAGGGGCCGACCCGCTGGCATTGAGTGTGGAGGCTGTCGCTTGCGCCAGCCGCTCGCCCGATACCTGACCAAACACCGTCGACGTGTCATCCTCGACCTGCACCTGCGTCAACTCTGGGGGCTGGGGGATGTTGTCGATCTGCGTCTGGATCGCGCTGGTCACGCCGCTCAAATAATTGATTTCGGCAGTGGTGGCGGTCACGCCGTCCAGCAGGTTCAATTCCGCAGCCGTCGACGTGATGTCGGCCAGCGTGACCGTCACGCCGTCCAGCAAATTCAATTCCGCCGTCGTTGACGTGATGCCGTCCAGCACCGCCAACTCCGCGCTGTCCAGAGAACCCAAAAACGCGCCAAGCGCGTCCCAGTTGGCATTCAGCGTCGTGCCCCAAGTGTCCTCGGATCCGCCGACTGTCGGCTTCGTGTAAGTAAAAGCAGTCATGCAGCGCTACTCCAGTTATTTTCGCTTTTTGCCTCTGCCACCCATGCCCCCACATCAGCGGGAACGTCCGTCCAGACGTCAGCATTTGTTGGCGCATCTTGCCATTTATAACGCGCAAAAGCAACAACGGCAGCGTTTGCCGCCCCGCTTGCGCTTGCTATGATTGCGGAACCACCGCGCACGACGGCAGTCAATGAAATGGCAGCGGACGCACGACCCGACTGTGTTGACAGCGCTGATGCAGTTACATTTGCCGCCGATAACGCGAATGCGGATGCAGCCGAGATCGAAGTTGTTGATGCACTTGTCGCCAATGCCGAGCTGGCCGCAAAGGTTACGTCAAAAACATATGCAGCAGAGCTGCTCGCCGCCAATGCCGCAGAGGCTGAAGCCGATGCAAGAACAGCAGATAAAACATTTGCCGTCGCTGCTGTAGTCAATGCAGAGGTGGATACTGCCGCACCCTGAGCAACTCTTGCGCCAGATACATTAGCACCGCACGTCGCCAATGCTGATGCTGATGCAAGGATCGCCGCTTCAGATAAAACCCCATCATCACCTAACGGAGCGGAGGCGAGAGGGGAAAATCCTAGCATGTCTTACTCCGGTTTAGCTGGCCAATCTACCGAGAAGGGGAATCCTTCTTGTTCTGTTATATCACGAAGCGATTGACGATACGATGCCCACTCAGGCGTAATGGTGTTGTCGCTTAGGGCCATCCAGTCGGTTTGTTGCAATAGGCTGTCGCGTTGGTTGCGGATATTACGACCTGCATCCTCTGCTGGCAGATTGCTGACATCCCACCCTTGGGTCCATGCGCCATTGACCTGTGCCAGCGCAGACGCGGTGATCGTTTGGGTCATATAGTCAACCGCTGGCCGATCTTGCACAGTGTAAGGATAGACGCCCCATTCCGCTAGAAGCGCATTACTTGGCACCTTTGGGAAAGATGTGTTCGGATTGTCACGGCGTAGTTGCCCGATTGAGTAAATCTCAGGCTGACCGTTTGTGATCTTCAAGTGCATTTAAGCCTCCGTTATGAAAGTGTCAGGACAAAGCTTACGCTGATGCCGTTCGACCCAGTTTGAAATACAGCCAAAATATCCCTGTTCGTCTTCAGGGTTTCTTGTATTTCTAATGCAAATACAGTTTTAACAAGGGCCGCTGTCGACCTGTCGATCACATCCCAATAAGCCTCGTCAGCGTATGATGGCGTCATAGTTGCGGAGTTATAAGTTGATCCAGTTGCAACTACAATTGACGATCCCGGAAGGCCGGACGTCACCGCAGTGGTGCTTGCAAATGGTACTATATCGGCGTTGAGGGAGCTAATGTTTACAGAAGAAAGTGACGTTGGAATATAAAATGTCTTTAAATAAACCGTGCCATAGTCAGTGCTAAGACTAGAGTTGCTGTATATAGTTACATTTGTCCCTTCATCAGCCGCAGTTAGCACCTTATACATTATTCTGTGGGCTTGGCGGTTTCCGCCGACATTACTGTTATAGTAAATTTGGGTCCACCCCGCAGGAAGCGTTGGCATATAAATATACGCGTGAGTATATGACACAATAGCCAAATTCCCCGCGACCCCTGTTGGAATTGGAAATGTGGTGGTGTTTACGCCAGTTTGAAATAGTTCGTAATTTAGGGTTACGCCAGCGCCACCAGCACCACCTGCCCCACCAGCACCTATCGCCTTAGACCACAGCATTACGAACCATTCCCTACAAGAGCGCCGTAAAGCGTTGAGCCAACCTTCCACAGTGCAATGACCGTAGGCACATCAGTGGCCAGCGTAGGAGCCGCACCAGCGTTGTTGACCCATGTTGTTGTAGGCCATGTGAGTGTGTAAGCCGTGCCATCGTCAATGATAAGCGTAATGGCCTCACCAGCGGAAAGACTATCTGTGGGTGTAGATGCACCAGTCAATGTCCATGTCTGGATAGAGCCGTTGGAGGGATCAAAAGCAGGCGTCGTGCCTGTCAAAGCGAATACGTCCTCAACCACAGTTCCAGTGATGACAGGGTCAACCAGCGTTTTGTTGGTCAGGGTAAATACACCATCGGCAGTTACTTCACCGGGTTCGCCTTGTGGCCCTTGTGGGCCTGTCTCGCCTTGGATACCCTGAATACCTTGGATACCCTGTTCACCTTGCGGCCCTGTAGGTCCAGTCTCGCCCTGAATACCTTGGATACCCTGAATACCCTGCGGCCCTTGGATACCACCGTACCCCAAAGACGACCAAGCGGTCGTGCCATCCCCCACCTTAAACTGGTCAGTGTCAGTCTCAAGGCCGAACTCGCCAGATGCAAGAGTAGGATTGGCGCTTGTCCAGTTAGCAGCGGTGTCACGGCGAAGTTGAATTTGGTCAGCCATTATGCCGATCCTCCGTCAAGAGATTGGGATGCAAGGTAGATCGTAGCAGCAGAGCCACCGTCAATAGTTGTTGAGAAGTCGTCCGCTACAGCAGAAACGAACACCACCGCACTGCCACTCAAGTTCAACGCAGAGCCAGAATTAGAGCTTTCAGACACCGTGCGAGTTAGGGTTGTCCCAGACGCCGTATATGTGCCTGTGCCAATCTCCCAATCAGTCCCGTCTTCGATGACGTAGCGAACTACATCAGTATCAACGACACCAGCATCAGCAAAGGTCTGATAGCCACTCTCAGCAGTGCCAAGAGTAATCGTGCCAGTGCCCGTTGTGGCAGTGGCGACTTTGGCTCTATTTACGAGAGTGACCATTTTAAAACCCTTAATCGAGCGTTACGTCAACGTCACCGGCGGGGAACCGCAGGATGTCGCCGGTGTCGATAGCTTTGGCTGTGGTTAAGGCCGCATATGCAATTTCATTGCCGCCAGACGCCGCGTCAAAAATGGACACATGGCTGATTGTCCCCCAAGATCCCGTCGCCGCGTCAAACTCAACCGCACCACTGTTGGTCGCGGTGTCGCCTGACACCGTGAAGGTGACCGCCTTGCGCACGTAGCCGTTGCCGCTGATCTCAGTGCCGCCAGTCTCGCCGGGGTTGGACGTGAACAGGCCCAGATACCACGCTGTAGGGCGAGTAACTGCGTCTGCATTGAATGCCCACTTCAAGACATTGGTTTCGTATGTGTTTGAAAAGCTCATCAGTAGCTCCTTATCTTCAAACGAAGGCCAGAGCCTCCAAATTTGGCTTTATCAGTTTCAAGAACCAATCCAGCGAGGGCTTGATCGTAAATGCCCTTCCAGACGCCGATGCGCTCGTCGTCTTTCAAGTAGGGTGCAGCTTGAAGTAAGGCTCCGTACAAGTAAACGTCTGGGCTGTACGTCAGCATCCAGTTATCCGCGTTGGCGTCGCCCAAAGCAGCAATTCGGCCATAGTACGCCATCTCAAGTGTAAACGTGCCTGCTGGGCTGGGATACACCTCAATCTCGCCGGACGTGATCGAATAATATTGCGGCGTGCCGGACCCATTATTGTTGCCGCTGCGCAGTGCCAGCATTTCAGCTTGCCCCGCCGCCTCAAGCTCAGCAAATCGGTTGCCCGTGATGCTCATTCGGATCGGAGAAATGAAATCAAACGGCAGCGCAGAGTATTGGCTGTCAAGCTCAGTCGTGGCCCGCTTCTCCATGCGCCAGTGGCGTACACGCCGATTGATGTCAGCCTCCGCCAAGCTGATAAACGTCGGGATCACCGCCGTCAGGTCGTCGCGCAGCAGCCAGTCGGCAATCGCGGCCTTCAGCTCGGTGTACGTCGCAATGCTCATTTCTTGCCCTTCATGCACCGGCCAGCAGCAGCGCACCGGCGTGGTGTCGGGCAGCCCACGCAGGGCTTGAATTTAGGTGGCTTCATTTCTTCTTGCCCTTCTTGGCTTTGCTCAGAGCGATGGCGACGGCCTGCGTCTTTGGCTTACCGGCCTGCATCTCGCGCCGAATATTAGCAGAGACGACCTTTTTTGACGAACCCTTTTTGAGTGGCATCAGTATTGCTCCTCCTGCGAAGGTATTGCGGACAGTAACCCAAGCCCGCCGACGCCCGCGCCGCCGATCCCCAAGACCGCCCGATTTCTGATAAAGTCTTCCGCCATCTCTCGGCGGGTCAGCCCGCGCTCCCCCGCCCGCTTATCCAGCGACCTACGGAACAGCTCCATAAAGGTGCCCTGACTTTCATCTGCGAGGCCCGTCATGTCTCCGGCCCCCATCCAAAGTGACGCCTGAAACTGAGCGGGTGTCATACCATATTCGCCCGCCACGCGCTTTGCCATGTTTTCATAGGCCGCGTACTCGGTGGCGGCTGGGTCGTCCGCCCACGCGGTGGGTACGTCAGAAAAGATTGACGTATCCCGTATTGCCTTATCTTTAAACGCCTTCTTGAGGTTGACTTCCGTGACTGGCTTGCCGTTGACCATCCGCGTCTTGGCATACTTTTTGATCTTTCTAGGGCCAATCGCTGCGGCGGCCTTTTCATAATTCTGGGCGCTCAGCTTTGCTTGATCAGACAAGAAATCCCCCCCGGCGTCTGACATAGCCAGCATGCGCATAAAGTGCATGTCAGCCGCTATGTTTGTGTCATCCCCAAGCAGGTCATTCCCAAACCCCTTGACCTTCGGGTTTGCCTGCAGCAGCTTTGTGCGCGCCGCGCCCGTCACGTCGTCTGGGATGGCTCGGTCCCATAGCCCGGCATCCCGGTTTACGACGTTGCCTGCGTGACCGCGCTGCTTGAGGTGCCCGTAGCCATAATTGTCTGGCATGTTGGGTACGGATACAC